CTGCGTCCCTGGCTGCGGCCCTGATGTCTTTGCGGCCCGTCATCAGGTATTCGTGGACCAGCGGCGGCATATCCCACAGATGCGCCACGTCCATCGCGCACTTGCGGGCAAACAGCCGCAGCGCTGCCGTCATGTCACACTCCCACAGGATGCGGCGCTCGCTGGCCACGATATTGTCATCATAAAGGATCATGTCGCCGTGAAGCTCCACCCGCCGCAGCAGCGGGCCCGGCGCATACGCCAGCGCGTCAAGCAGCCGCCCACTGGCATGCAAGCCGCTCTTGCACATCTCCAGCGGCCCGTCGTGCCGCTCGACATCCCCTGGCGCACCAAGTGGCGTACCGTCGCGCAT